AGGACGCCGTAGTCGAGGCCGGTTTCACCGCCAAACCCGACGCGCCACTGCGTTTGCAGGTCGGCGAAGATGCAGAAGGCTTCCCAGTTCTCGGGCCATACCTCCACGACGCGGTTCTTCATCGCGTTGGCGATCGCGGCGCCGATGGCGTCCTGCGCGCCGACTTGCCGCGGCTTCTCGTAGAACGCCGCCGCGGCTTCGGTCAGTTTCCCAAGCGGCCGTCGAGGATCGCGTTCTTGTAGTCGTCGATGATTGCCGCGGCGCATCCAGGCATCTCGTCGCAAAGCTGCTTCACCGCCTCCTGGCTGAAGTCAACGTCCAGCCCCCAGCCGTCAATGCTTTGCAGCAGTCGTTGGGCGTTCCACTCGGACACCTTCTCGATGTACATCTCGGACGAGAACTTGCCGTCCACGAACGAGTCGCCGGCATCCGGGTACTTGGGAAGCGTGTCACTCCAGGCGCCGTATTCCTTGCGGGTGCGGTACTTGAACGTGACGGGAACGGTCATCTCCGTGCCGTCCACATCGGTGAACTTGACGGTGCGGGAGAACGATTTCGGGCGCGCGCCGAGCTTGATGGTGGGCATGTGTGATTCCTTCGCGGGGTGAGTTGACTTGCCCGTGCCCCAGCCGGCCTCTCCCAGCGAAAGGAGAGAACCGGCCAGGGTCGGTGCTCAGGAGAACCTGGAGATCAGGTCGAGTAGGAGTACTGGCGACCCAGGAAGGCGAACGTGGCGGTCACGGTGTTGACCTGGTTCACGTTCATCTGGGGCGCCTCGTTCACGGCCATGTAGCCGTAGCCGTAGGTCGTGCCGCCGCCGCCGAGGGCCATCTTGAAGGCCACGGGCGTGAGCGCGCGCGAGATGTCCACCATCGCCAGCCAGTTGGCATCCGCGGGGTCATGGGCCAGCGTCAGCACCGTGGTGGTGGCGTTGAAGCCGGTGGGGATGCGGATGGAGTTGCGCGAGGCCAGCAGCTGCACGTCAGTGAAGCGCGGGTCGCCGCCGGAGGTCTGAATTCCGGTCACTTGGGGGATCGACACCCAGTCGCCGACCTTCTTGGTCGTGCCCGTGCCGGTGCCGGCCGGAAAGAACCGCGTGCTGGAGCTGTTCAGGCCCAGGAACTCGAAGTTGTCGGTGGCGGTCTGGTTGACGCGATAGATGGCGTTCGTCGCGTCTTCCCAGCCGGAAGTGAACAGGACTTCGTCGTTGTCGCTGTAGCCGTGAGCCGTGGCCGTGGCCGCTGCGGGGTTCGCATTGGTCACCGCCGAAACGGTCTTGGCCGCGTCGAAATCGTCGCTGCTGCAGAAGTAGAACCGAGTCCCTTCCGGGAAGTTGAATGCCATGATGCTTGCCTTTCGATGTGGGCGAAAAAAAACCGCCAGAAGGCGGCGGAGGTTTGACGCCCTCGCGGGCGGGACAAACGAAAAAGCCCGCGCGGTGGCGGGCTCTCTCAGTTGCTGGTTGGGTCTAGATGAACCAGACCGTGAAGTCCTGCCGCGCCCCGTAGACCGGGATGTCGGCGTCGTAGTCGGCGACAGCCGCGCCGATCGGCCGCGCGGCCTTGAAGACGCTGGCCGTGCACATGGCGTCCTCTATGGCGCGCATCACCTGCAACGCCTCGGCGCGCGTGTTTGACCAGACATTGATCTGCAGCGTGGCGTTGCGCACTCCAGGGGCGACGTTCGCCACCATGTTGAGAACTTGTCCGCCGATCGCCTGGTAGGTCACATATGGCCGCGCCGTGCGCGATGGAGCGACATCTGGGAAGACACGCGGCGTCACGCCGGACAGCAGCGTATGGAGATCGGACTCAAACGACATCAGGTCGCCTCCAGCGCGTCCAGCAGCTTCTGCTTGGCCGCTTCAACCGCAGCGGGGAAGCGGTCGGCAGCCTTGCGCACGAACGATCTCGCTGGAACCTGCACCGGCCCGCCCTCGCGCGCCACATACCAGCGTTCCGCCTCGCCTGGACGCGGCCTCTTCAACCCAGCCTGCTTCCACGGCGGCACCTTGCCGACGTTCTCAGGCTTCGGACGGGGATGCACCTGCCCCGTATCGTCCTGGTAGTACTCGTACCGCTGCATGTATCCATGCTCGATCAGGTGACCGTGCGGAGCCTCCTTCGCGTTCCAGGAAACGTGATAGGTCGCCTTCGCGTACCCGGCGCCAGCTGCATGGCTGTTTTCCTCGGAAAACGCTTGGTAGATCGAATTGCGCAGGTTCCCGGTCTTCGAGCCGATCGCGTCCACGTTCTGCAGGACGGCCTGATAGAGCACCTCTGCTGCAGCCTGTGCCGCCGGCCGGATGGCCGCCTGCACATTCGTCTTCATGTCCGCAATGAGCTCCTCCAGACCGGCCGTATCTGCGTGAATCGTGAAGGTGTTCTTGCCGGAGTACTTCTTTTGGCGGACGGCTGCCTGTCTGCTCGGTTTCATGCCACCACCTCACACGCCAGGTCGCAGAACTGCTTGTCCCGCTCGTCCGGCAGTACGGCCAGGATCTGGAACACCGTCGCATCCAGCACCACCCGCATCGCGGCGGTCACGTCCGCGCGCCGGCGGATGCGGATTGACGCCTTGGCGATGGAGCTAGGACTGTCGGCCTTCAGCATCTCCGTCCCACTCAGGTAGCGCACGTTCGCCCACACGCTCACCAGTTCGGTCCAGTCGCCAGAGGGCTGGCCGATGGCGTCCTGGCCCGAGGGCGGCGCCTGGATCGTCACCATGCGATTGAGCATTCCGGCTTTGAGGCTCATGCGGCACCACCCTCGATACGTTCAAACGCCAGCCACGTTCCCTCGACATGTACGATGCCCCGGCCAGCCGCACAGAAGTCATTGAGCGTCTGCGTCACCTCCACTGCCGGTAGCCCGTTGTCGTCATGAAAGACGATGACGCCCCCAGGACGAATCACAGCGCGGGCCAGCGCGTAATCGTTCTCGACCCCAGAACGCGAGTGGTCCGCGTCGATGAAGATCGCATCCGCAGCGGGCAGGTCGTCCGCCGTCAGTTCGAAGCTGCCACGCGGTCGGACAACAAGCTGAAACCGCGAATCGTGCAGCGCCAACTCCCCAGGCCGCTGCGGTACTTCCCGGCGCTGGACCGGAAGGGTTGCCTGGTAGTCAGATGTCACATCGATCCCCACGTACCGCTCCAGACCCGCAATGTTCCGCAGCGCGGCGATCGCATTGCGCCCCGTGTTCACCCCGAACTCGATAATGACGCTCGGCGCGACCGATTCATAAAGATGCAGCAGCGCATCCAATTCGCCTGGCCGGAAGTACCTTGTCGGCAGTCCAGCCGTGTCGTACCTGCGCGGGGAGAGCTTGACGCTAGGCCGCTGGCGGGCAATGGGCATCGATGAACTCCAAAAGCCGCTTTTCGGAGGCAGCCTTGTCGATTCGTTTGTCACACCTATGGGTGTGCTTGAAGCAGTCGCAAGGGGTAGCCGGCTCAACGGCAAGCGTCGGAGTGAACCGCGCTCCTGCTGAAAACGAGTACGCAGCCTCGTACCCACCAAAGACACCAACGACCGGCGTTCCCACCGCCTGCGCGAGCACCAGGCCAAAGCCGGGTGCGGTGTAAACCATGTCCGCGTCAAACCACAGAGCCGCCAGACCCCGGAAGTCGAGTTCGCCCGCGTGCAGCGTAATGTCGGCACCAATATCCGGCTGGGCAAGCCATTCGGCCCCCGGCTGCAAGTCCGCCACGCTGACCACGAAAAAGCGCTCTCGGATGGCTTGCAGCAGTTCGACGTACACATTGACCTGGGGGTTGCGGGCCGGGCATCCACTCCACTCCTTACGCTCGACCAACGGACGCACCACCAAGACCGGGCGATCATCTGGAAGCTCCAGACCGTGACTCCAGCCCGCAGGTACCGGCAGCCTGAAGTCGCCCATCGGAACTCTGCATCGCGCCGACATCGCTGCCAAGACACCGCGTTGCTGGCGTACTGTGGCCGGCGAGTAACTGACCTGCAGCACGCGTGCATTCGCTGGCACCGAGCCCGAATCGAAGGACGCCGCTTCGCGCACTGCGTTCTTGGCCTGCGTCCGCAGAGAGCTTCCCTTGCAGACCAGATGCAAGCGAGGGCCAACCAGATCGTGATAGACCGACGGCCACGGCGTCTCGAGCCACACCTCCTGCGACCGCATCAGCTCACGCATGATGGACCGCTGATGCAAGTTGTCGCCCATCCCGTGCATTCCGACAACGTGAATCATCTTTCTTTCGGGAAACAGGTCAGAGCGGAGCCTGCCGTGCAGTTGATCACTCGCACCCCTTTGTTCAACAGACCCCAGACCTTGTATTGCTTCTTGTGCACCTCGCGCCGGATCGGTCGCGTGTTCGCAAGTCCGTTCGTGTACGGCCCGAAGTAATGCGTCCCGTGCATGTCGAACCCATGCAACCGGATCACCGTGGCTCCCAACCTCGCCGCCACCTGCAGCGCCAGCACGCCGCTGTTCCAGCTGGCGCTACTCTTGGGCGCCTGCTCGACGCCCGGGATCCGGTTGGCGCTGAACTTTCGGCCCGCGAATTCCATGGCCTGTGGATGCATCTCCCACCACTTTCGG